GTTGTTCTACGGGACTTGGGAAATGTGGAAGCAGTATAAACGCGAACAATTTAGGTTTACTTACAAAGGAACATTATCAGAACAAGCGGCATTAAAGAAGCTAAGCGAAGATTCTGGTCATAACGAAGGCATCGCAATTAAAATGATAGAACAAGCCATTGCCTTCGGGTGGATGGGAATTTACTCTTTAAAAACAAATGGAAAGCAACAAACAAATAACCAAAGCCTCCGCGATTCGATTCGAACCGACTTCGAGCGTGACCTCGCTGCCGGATTTAGTGAGCCTGCAAAATAGCGATAACAAATTATATTCAATCGCCACTATCAAGAAAATAGGCGGTATCGAATTAAGCGTTGTAAGGGCTAAAATCAAAACCGCAATAATTGACTTGTTCGAATATTACGGCGAAAGTTTAACGCCTCTAAGTTTTAATACAATAATCGCCGACTTTGAAAAGAAAGGGTATATGTTCACGGGTGCGGATTTGGATTTATTTTTTGATAACTGCCAAAGCGGAAAGTATAAAAACAGAGTTGAAATAATAGACGGCAAAGATTTTTCGATTAAGTTTTTTAGGTTAACTCCAAATGTTTTTATCGAATGGCTATTGATTTATATTGATGAGCGGTGTGCAACTTTCGAGGCCATGCAAACTAAGCATAATTTATCGGTAACGGCAAAAGAAGTAGAATTGTTAAAAGCATTCGCAGACGCTAATTTAAAAAAGTTCCCTAAACCAGAACTTATAGAGAAGCCTGACCCGAAACCCGAATATTTTGATTTGGCAAAAGAACTTCAAAAGCATATCGAAAAGGAATTTAAAACAAACGAACTTGTTGAACGTTTGCCCGATGGTAGGGAAACGGTATATGCCATGTTCGGCGAATTAAAACTAATCAAGCAAGAATAGATTGCAGCACGATTTAACCAGATTTATGAGAATTTAACCGCCGAGTATTCTCAAAACGAAAGCGGCGAAAATATCACTGATTTTTTAACCACCAAAGTAAAAGAACTAATACAATGAGCAATCTTGAAAAAATAATGTTCCCAGAACATAACAAACTAATTATTGATAGTGAAGGAACTGCAAAAGCATTAATAGTTGATGAAGAATTAGATACTATTGAATGTGTATTCAATAACGATAATTGCGTTCAACTTAATACTGAATGTTATAGTTACTTAACCTTATCAGTAGATAACTTGCAACAACTTATTAAATTAATCACAAAAGCCGAAAAGCACTATAATTCATGACTTACACCCGCAAAGCCGACAACCTAATTTGCGAGGTTGTAAAATCAAAAGACTTATATAGGCGAAATGTCTATTTTGTAGATGGGATTTCTTACACGGAAAAGCAATTTAAAAAGTTATTTAGAATGAATATAAATTAAAAAACGCTTGTTTAATTGAATAAATCAAACGAATATTGCATACACAATTAACGAGATACGACAACTTTTAACACAACTTAAAACTTTAAAATATATTTTAGATAAATAATGGAAAATAAACCAAAAAAGAAATTAGGCCGTGCTTTTTTACCCGAAGGCGAAAAGAAACAAGGTGTAAATATGCAAATTCAGAAAAAGGTCTTAGAAGTAATCGACTATAAAACCGTTCGACAGATTGGCGAGGATGCGGTAATGAAGGCTTATAAAAAACGGAAAGTATGAACGCAATAAAATTTTTAACTGATAATAAAGTTTTAACAAACGGCAGAACCAAATTTATGGTAACGTTTGAAAATGGTAGGCAATTGGATTTCTGCGAACTTATGGAAGATTACGCTAATCAACCTAAATGGATAAGCGTAGAAACCGAAAAGCCAGAAGAGGGCGAAAGGGTTATAGTAAAAACAACTGCCGAATATATCGGTTCTGGCGTTATGATTAAACATTATTGGTGGCTACCGGAATTAGACCAAGAAACGGGTAATATCACCCATTGGCAACCATTACCAAAGTAACCATGACCGACTTGTCCCCAAAACCGACCTTTAGCGTAAACGAACCGATTGTTACTATTACATTCGGCGATACTAATACTTTGAATGACTTAATAAATTTTGGACAAATAGAAAAATTATGAACATACAAGACGCAAAAAAAGCCTTATTAAAAGGCCACGAGTTGACTCATTTAGATTTAAAATTTAAGGTATCACCGAAAGGCGAAAAAACAGAACAGTACTTTAACGAAACTTTTGCCGGAAAAGAATTTGACGAAGGTTGGAGTATCTCCTACAAAAACAAAGGCGTTCAAAAACGGTATGACGAGATTCGGAAACTTAAAATTGATTTAGGCGTGGCAAACGCAACCATTGAGAACAAGAACTTAGAAGTCGCTGAAAAGGACATTGATTTAAAGAAATCTTTTTTGGAGGCTAAACAGTTAGTTCAAGAATGTCAAGCGATGGAATTTCAAAAAAACCATTTTAAGGAATCGGCGGCTAGATTAGGAGAAAAACTTGCAGAGCATTCTGTAAAATACGACAAGTTGTGGAAAAAAACTTATGGGTTTATCCTTTTAAGCATTATTTCAGCCATTGTAATTATTATTGAAACAAGCATAATCTACTACAAATGAAACTAATAGACACAAACTTCGCGGTTAAAATAGAATGCACCGAACTAAGCCAACTGGTGATAGATTGGGTTAATAAAACGTACGAAAAACGATACCAAGTTGTAAGAGGTTACGCCATATTAGTCGGATATCAGTGTAAGTGGTCTATTGATAAAAAAAATATCCCAAACGGGTACGAAATACTAACGGAAACAGAATTTTTGAAACGCTTAGAACTCGAAGAAAGCGAACTTGTAAAATTTGAACATAAAGGTGAGCCGATAGAGCCGTTTACAACTGTAAACCCGCACGACAAACAAATACTAATTGGCACTTCTATTCTTTTAAAAGAATACTGCGAAAACCACAGACTTGATATTAACCTATGCAAAGCAATATGAACTATTTCAGCAAAACCAGAGAACCGATACAAGTAATTGTTCAGACTGAATTTCCCGACCACGTTAAGAAATACGAAATGCGAAAGGCAATCGAGAAAGACCGAATAATCTATACAAGAGAATCGGCGAAATTCAAGGTTCAAGACGGTTCAAAAGTGGAGATTATGACACGAGAGCAAATCTGCGGATTGCTTGGTAAAAACGTATTTAACCCAAACTTTCGGACGAAAAAAGTAACTGAAAGCGTGGCTAATGGAAAGATTTATCGGATTAGTAAGGTGTGATAGCCCGATAACGTTATCGGGCTTGGCGAAGGGCGGGCAATCGAAGCACAAAGCCTTTTTTCTTTTCTTTTTTTGAGGGAAGGCATTTAAAAATTAAAACATTAAAAAGTAACAATATGACAAAAGACATTTCATTCTGGAAAAAGTTCATTGAATTGAACCTAAACTACAACATTGATTATATGGCTGAAAATTCGATTAAAGATTTTCACTTCAAAGGGTTGAATTATATATGCTTTCAGTTTATGCCACATTTAACCGTTAGGCTTTATGTAATTGAACCATCTGATCCTGTTGACACTAAAAATGTAAACATTCATAATCACTTATATGATAGCCAAATTTTGGTATTGACAAGTAGCATTAAGAATAATGTTTACAAAAAAATTGATGGTGATGAATACAACCACTATTATTTGACAAGTGCTTTATGCCCAACAAACGAAAGCAAGAAAATAAAACTTAATCCACTTGGAAAATGTGGTTTAGAAAAAGTAAAAAGCATTGAATTATTTTCTGGCGACACCCATTTTCAAGACCATACAGAAATTCACAATGTAGAAAATGACACAACTAAATTGACTGCATTTATGGTATTTGAGTTTCCGACTGTAAAGCACAATTCAATTATATTTAGCAAAAAGGACTTTGGCATAACTATACCTACCGAAAATTGCTACAACCGATTTACAGCAAATGAAATTCGTATCATTGTAAACGATGTTCTTTCAGTAATTTAATTGAGCGTTGGCAAAAAAATAAAAGAAAAAATATGATTTACAGAGACCATTTTCAAAATTACAAACGCTATACGATTCCAAAAGCACAATTGATTATAGCTGATATTCCTGACAACTTGGGGAATAATGCTTATGCTTCAAACCCTGCTTGGTATAAAGACGGAGACAATAGCAATGGCGAAAGTGCTTTAGCTGGTAAAAGTTTCTTTGATACTGATGAAGATTTTAGACCTGCCGAGGTTATGCACTTTTGTTCAACTATGCTAAAATCTGAAAGCAAACCTAAAAAAGTTGAAGGAGAAGCAAGGCAAAAAGGAGATGCCCCTTGTATGATTATCTTTTGTGCTTTTGACCAACAAATGTATTTGATTGAATTGGCTAAAAGATACGGATTGAATAATTATATAAACTTGGTTTTTCGCAAAAACTTTTCTGCTCAAGTGCTAAAAGCAAATATGAAAGTAGTTGGAAATTGTGAATATGGTTTGATTTTATACAGAGATTGATTGCCAAAATTTAGAAACAACGGTAAAATGATTTTTAATTGTCTGGACTGGCCAAGAGACGGGGAAAGCGAAAAAATACACCCTACTCAAAAGCCTGTTGAATTACTTAAAAGATTAATTGGAATATTTACAGATGAAGGTGATGTAGTAATTGACCCTTGTGCAGGAAGCGGAAGCACAATTGTAGCTGCCGAAAGAATGAATAGAAAAGGTTTTGGGTTTGAGATTAAGAAAGAATTTTGGACTAAGGCAAACCAATGGATTGAAGAAGAAAAACAAGCCAAAAAAGATATTGCAGAGTTTGGATTTGATAAGTCTAAAATGGAAAAGTCTAATTTAACGCTTTGGTCTTAAAATGGCTTATAACTACCTTATTCCCCTGTAAATTTTATGGATTTAATTAAAGAAGCAAAAAAAAGAGGTTACAGAAAAGGAATTGCGATAAGATACGTTCCTCACGCAGTAGACTATGTAGAAGGAGATCATTTTGAAGTAGAAAACGGACAATTAAAAGCGTATGCAAAGCCTAAAAACGAAAGAGAGGGATTTTGTGATTTTAGACACGATACCTTGTTTAATGGCTCTGAATGGGTTGAGATAGTTAATTTATCGAAAAGAACACAACAGCAAAAGTTGGTTGACGATATACACGATGTAGGATAATCCAAAAAAAAACATGAATATCATAGAAATTGCAAAAGTTGAAAAGGAATTAGATAAATTCGGAAATCCTTTTGTTGGGGTAGCTGAACGTGAAGTACGTTTTTAGCATTGCCGCTAACGGTATCGGGCTTGGCGAAGGTGGCGATTTTAACCACAAATGCCGATGCGGAGAACGAATGTTGAACATAGCAGTAAATGTCAAGCGGAATACTGCACCGCCACTTTTGCCAAACGTGTGTTATGCGTTCGGGCTTTTTGGAAACGAATTAAAATTTGGAATATGAACAGTAAAATAATCAGCTTCGCAATTGAAGCACACAACAACACAAACCATTTATACGATGGTAAACCTTATTCGGTGCATTTGTCAATGGTAGCAATGACTGCACAAAAGTATATTGATTGCATACCTGACCAAGCACAAAGCGATGTATTATCTGCTTGTTGGTTGCACGATACTATTGAAGATTGCAGAATGACTTATAACGATATTAAGCAAGTGGCTGGTGAAGCGGTTGCAAATATTGTTTATGCCGTAACCAACGAAAAGGGTAAAAACCGAAAAGAAAGAGCAAATGATGCCTATTACGATGGTATCAGAAAAACAATGTGGGCAAAATATGTAAAGCTATGTGATAGACTTGCAAATGTTCAATACAGCTACGATAATACTTCAAGAATGTATGGTGTTTATCAAAAAGAGAATGATGCTTTTTTGCAAGCATTGTTTCCGAATGAAAGTGAAATGCACCACTACCGAGATATTGTCAATGATTTGAAAATGTTATTGGGTTACACAGCCGTAGCCTGACGCATAACGAGTTGCAGCTACCAGAAGGGCGGGATTTAGAACTATAAACTTTCAATAACAACAAAATTATGAACGAAGAACAAAACACCAATGAACCACAGAACCCCGCCTTTTTGGTAGGTGCTGTTATCGGTTCGGCTTTCTCTCCACACGAATTTAGAATAGGCAATTACATTACTTCTAAGTCTTGGTTTGGAAGCCATAAAGTTTTAGGAATTGAAGTTTTTAGAGACAGAATAGATTTCAAAGTGAACGGATATATCCATTCGCAGATTGAAGGTAAATACTTCGATTTGGATAGAATACCATTAACTACTGAATGGCTTGTAAAATTTGGATATACAATGAGAGAAAGTTCTGTATGTAACCAATGGTGGAATGGTTTGAATAATGTAACTCACGATTGGCTGGTTGATATTACTGAAATGGTAGATGATGGAACTTTCTTTTATCGAAATGGGAAACACGTGATTAAATACGTTCATGAACTTCAAAATTTACACTATATGTTGTCGGGTGAGATGCTGTCTTTAAGCTGACCGATAACTACCTTATTCCCCTGACATAATCAGGCTAATCTAACAATTAATAAAGATAATCGAATGATTTATGGACAACTTACAGAAACGGTCTTAATAACCGCTAAATTAGGCAAAGGTATAGATTATCATTATTGTATGCCAGAACAAGCCGAGCGACTACGAAAAGCGTTAATTAAAGATGGCTACACGGTCACATAAACGAATCTATTTTGACTATTTCGGTTATAGTTCCGGCGATTGGATTGCTTGCTCTGTTTGCGGTAATACTGCCGTTGATATTCACGCGATTGACTGCGATGGAATGGGCGGCACAAAAAAAGAGCAGCCGATTGAGGGATTGATAGCAGTTTGCAGACCTTGCCATAATTTTTACGGCGATAAAAACCAGTTTAAGGAATATTTATACGAGTTACAAAGAATGATTCTAAATAACGGAAAATTAAATTAATCGTTTGTTTATATCAAAATCGGGTTTATATTTGCATACACTTTTAAACGAAATAATATGAACTGTATCGAACAATTAGGCAGCGAAAGTCTTGCTAAGATTTGGAACGTTAGACCCGAAGATATTAAGATTTTGCAGCCATGACTTTAACCCAACATACACTATGAACAACCAGCCAAAAATAATTTTATACATCCTAATTTTTGTATCGTTTATATATGTGACTACAAAGCGAGAGGGAATAAAATTTAAGCACAAAAAGACCGGAATTGTAAAATCAAACAAATAGTGTTTACTTTGAGCCGTTGAATCGGTCGGAAATTATCCAGCACTTGACAAAAGTGGATTACATAAAAAACACTTGCAAAATAGCGGGCGATTTATCCGACGACTTATTCCAGCATACATGGGTTAAGATTCTTGAACTCAAAGAGGAAACACTTTTAAAAGCGAACAATAACGGTTATTTGCAGTTCTATATCCAAAGAATGATAATAAGCGATGCGAGAAACCCGAAAAATCCGTTCCTTAAACAACTAACGAGCAGAGCCGTGACAAATGATTTTGAATGTATTATTTGTTTAAATGAGGATTATGACATCGAGTCCGACAAACTATTCGAGGTACTTTACAAAGCGGCGATTAAAAACATTGAAAGCCTTACATTCTACGAAAGAAAACTATTTGAGATGTATTTAGACACACCAAGCTACCGAAAGTTAGGCGCAAAGATTGGAATTAAATATGGTTCTATCCATAAGACAGTAACAAAAGTAAAAAAGAAACTAATTGAGAGTATTAATAGTTAGTGGAGGCGGTTCGGGAGTGTATTACCACAGGCTTTACATCCCTTATAATGCAATATCTAAACAAACGGATATTGAGTTTTTATCAACGCCCACAATCGACGGTATCACACTTGCAGAATGTAGGCAGTTTAGCGCAGTTATCTTTAGCCGTAACATATCGCATAAGTTTAATCCGGCACCATTATTTGCGATGTTTAAACACGCCGGATGTAAGATAATAATGGATGTAGACGATTTTTGGGAACTAACCCCAAGCCACGTTTTATATCGGTATTACAAACAAACCAATTTTGGGCAATGTTCAATCGACCAACTAAAACAAGCCGACTTTATAACCTGTACTCACGGACTTTTAAAACAAGAGATTGTAAAATTAGGAGTAAAAAAAGACAAGGTTTTTATTTGTAGAAATGCGATTGACCCGAACGAACCACAGTTTGCCAAACCATTCAGACACGAAAATAAAATGATGTGGCAAGGTTCAACTACTCACGCTGTCGACTTGGGCTTACTTTCTTTAATCGAAGACCCAATACAAATGTGCGGTTATATTTATTCGGACGAATGGTTCGAGATGTGCGCTAAAATTAAACAACCTCGAATAAAAGATGTACTACCCGCAGCCGAATACATGAACCATTATAACAATACTTCTGTTTCTTTAATACCTTTGGTTAATAACAAGTTTAACCGTTGCAAGAGTGAATTAAAAATGATTGAAGCGGGTTATGCTGGCAATGCGGTTGTTGTTTCCGACGTACACCCTTATACGATTATAGCACGACACAACGAAAACTGTTTGCTTGCCAAAACGCCCGAAGACTTTAAAAAGTATTCTGAAATGTTATTAAATAATAGTAACTTGCAAATAGAATTAGCTGGAAAGTTAAATGAGGAAGTAAAAAAACGATACTTAATTGACAAGCCAAACGAAACACGATTAGAGATTTTAGAGAAATGCAAATAAGCGAATACTTAATGACTGCCCTTTTGATGTTTAAAAACGCTCAGACGTTTAACGGGGATGGAAACGCTTTAAGGGATTTAAAAAACTACTGCCAACAAAACTATGCTTACTCAATAGATGCTGGATGTAGTAAGTGTATAGGCAAATGGATGCAAAGAATAATCGACGATAATAATTTATAGAAATATGGCACTTATAGCAATGGCGGTACATGATACCGGCGAAAATCAACGAACGGAGTACACCGAAAAAACACTTCAATCGCTGATAAAAACAGTCAATTTAAGTAAGCACAGAGTTATTTTAATTGATAATGGTTCATGTGAAGGAACAAAGGAGTTATTAAAAGACGCATCTATTTGGTACGACTTTGAAATAATTACCTTGCCCGAAAACTTAGGAACTGCGGGCGCAATCAATTTGGCATGGAAGTATAAAGTAGAAGGAGAAAACCTAATTAAAATGGATAACGACGTAGTAATTGATTCAAGCGGTTGGGTTGATGAAATGGAAGCCGCAATCGAACGCGATCCTAACATCGGAATAATAGGATTAAAACGCAAAGACCTAATCGAAAACCCGTGGAGGTCCGACGACTACAAAAGCGAAATAGTAATGTTACCGCACGAAGATTACCAAAGGTGGATAATCGTTGAAAAGGTTAAACACGTAATTGGAACTTGCCAAATGTACAACCACAAACTGATTGAAAAGATTGGTTATTTATACCAACCTTCTTTGTACGGTTACGACGATGTGTTAGCAAGTTACCGTTCACAGGTTGCTGGTTTTTATAACTGTTTCCTGCCACATATCGAGATTGACCACATAGACAACCGAGAAACACCTTATTGGCAATGGAAACGAGAGGAAGCAGCCAAAGGAGATGTAGAACATCAAAGAACGGTTAGCGAGTATTTATCGGGTAAAAGACCAATTTACTATAATCCGTATGTTTAACTGGCTTAAAAATAGAAGAATGGTCGAAACGAAGCAACCAGAAGAAATGATTTATGTAAAAGAAGGGTATGAAAAGTTCGATATATTTTTAAAAGAACCTTTTAAATATGATATTAAATTTACTTTTTACCATTGGGTTGTATTCAAACAAATTAAGTTTAAACACGAATGGTGCGGTTATGGCATTCCTTTACACATTGAAGATATGTATAATAAATATGAAGTAGTTAATTTTATAACGGGCGAAACAAGATTTTTTACCGAACTTGAAATAGACCAATTAGTAAACACCTTATGAACTGTAAACTAATAACCACCGCAAGCGATATGAGTAAAACAGAAATGTTGCGTAAATCACTTGAAAAGTATAATTGGGATTCTGTATTTATTGCGCACGAGTGGAGAGGATTCGGCGATAAGATTTTAAAGACTTACGAATACTTAAAACAGCACCCCGAAATAACCCACTTCTTTTATTCCGATTCTTACGATACCATTGTTTTAGACACAATGGAAAACACCTTATCCAAAATAAAAGATTTCGATTGTATTTTAATGAGCGCAGAACGTGCCTGTTATCCTCATCCCGAAAAGACCATTTTGTATCCAGAAAATTTAAGTCCGTGGAAATTCGTAAACGGCGGGGGATGGTTTTGCAATTCAGAAGTTTTTAAATTAGCCGTCGAAACGAATCCTTTAACAGTTAGCACGGTCGACCAAGTATGGTTCACAGATTTATTTTTAGACCATCCCGAATATGTGAAGTTAGATTATGATTGCGAGGTATTCCAAACGATTGCATTTTGTGAGGAGAGTGATTTTAGTACAACAATGAGAACTAATAACCCCGAAGGCATACCTTCAGAGGTTTATAACAGGGTTACCAAAACCTTTCCAACATTCATTCACGGCAACGGCCATACGCCTATGACTAAATTTTACGAACTGATATGAACGAACTTAAAGAACTAATAGAAGCATGGAAGGACACGCCAGAAAGCCATCAAGCTATTCATAACCTACTATGCGAAAAAACAAACCAGGCACCCGCACTAAAACGGTTAAGAGATTGGGTTGAAAGTAATATTTGGGGATTCGGCGAACGTTCTTTTTATTGGATGTGGAAACTAATAATCCAAGAGCTCCGCGAAGACTTCGCTTTTTTAGAGGTAGGTGTATTCAGAGGGCAAACACTTGCCTTGGTTAAGATGCTGCAACCGCAAGCTAATGTTTACGGAGTAACTCCATTAGACAGCACTGGCGACCATTGGGAATCAGACTACAAAGCGGACATAAACAAAATACATGAACTGTTTAACGTCGACGATCCGACAATTATAAAAGGGCTAAGCACCGACGAAAGTGTTATAAACCTTGTAGATCAAATGAACCAATTTGACATTGTTTATATAGACGGAGGTCACAGTTACGAAGTAGTTAAACAAGACATGACTAATTATCCTAACTTTGTAAAAGTAGGAGGTTACTTAGTAGTTGACGATTGTTGTAATAAATACCGAATGCCTAACGGAATGTTTCCCGGTATCGCGACAGTTTCCAAAGCCGTCGACGAATGGACTGAAAAACAAAACGACTTCACAGAACTTTTTAGTGTAGTACATATCAGAGTATTTAAAAGAATAAAGTAATGAAAATCTTATCTTTGTTTAAAAAACCTAAATACGAATTCAGGATTCAAGAAGCCACTAACACAGGTATGTCAAAGCAAATCATGGAGAATTTGCAAAACGACGGATGGGAACTCGCTGGACAAATAGGTATTAAGCAAGCCCAGATTTATAATATCGAGTGTATGCTAATACCACTTAAAAAGAAAATAAAGTAATGGCAGGAGGAAGACCCAAGGCGATAGAAAGCCCAGAAGAATTATGGGAACACTTTGTGAACTACAAAAACCTAATTAAGCTGAATCCAATTATAGTTAATGACTTTGTTGGTAAGGATGGGGATAGAGTAGAGCGAACAAAGGAACGCCCATTAACGATTGAAGGGTTTGAAAACTACTTAGAAGACATGGATGTTATAAATCATTTGAGCGACTATTTTGCCAACACAGGAAAAAGATACACAGAGTTCACGACTATCTGTTCGCGTATAAAGAGAAGTGTCAGACAAGACCAAATAGAGGGAGGCATGGCTGGCATTTACAACCCAAGCATAACCCAACGATTAAACGGGCTTGTTGAAAAGACTGAAAGCAATACAAAGGTTATAATAGAACAAATAACAGGAATGGAGATTAAGTGAAATTAACTTTTGATACACACGGCAACACTAAACAAATGGAACTCGCTAAGGCATGGCTTGATGGTTCTGTTAATGATATTGTTTACGGTGGTTCAAAAGGTTCTGGCAAAACACACGGGGGGGTTAATCTTATTTTTGGGGATGCGTTTATATATCCCGAAACACACTACTTCATTGCTCGCAAGGAGTTAAACAACATTCGTAAATACACAATCCCGTCAATACATGAAGTGTTCGGGATGTGGGGCATAACGTCCGAGTATTACAGTTTCAACGGACAGGATAACTATTACACCCTTTACAATAAGAGCAAAGTGTATTTGATTGATGCAAAATATCAACCGAGTGACCCTTATTATTATCGTTACGGTTCTATGCAAATGACAAGGGGATGGTTAGAGGAGGCGGGCGAGTTTGAGGAAGACGCAAAGAATAACCTTTCGGCATCGGTAGGACGTTGGAAGAATAATGAATACAATATAAATGGCAAGATAGTGCAAACGTGCAACCCGTCTAAAAACTACCTTTATAGGGAGTATTACAAGAAAGCCAAATTAAATATCTTAGAACCATTTAAAAGATTTATACAGGCATTGCCGGAAGATAATAAGATGTTGCAAGCGGGATACTTAGAGAACCTTACAAGGGTATTGTCTAAGAATCAAAGGGAGCGCTTATTGTTGGGTAATTGGGAATACGACGACGACCCGACTGTTTTATGTGAGTACGACAATATCTTGGGCATATTTACAAACGACCATTTGCCAGAGTTAAAGAACTACTACATTACTGCTGACGTTGCAAGGTTTGGAAGTGACAAGGCACTGATAGGTGTATGGGACGGATGGGTATTGATTGAGATAGTCATCTTTGAAATTTCTAAGACAACCGAAATACAGAACTGCATAACATCTCTAAGAGCCAAGTATCTAATAGCAAAGAACAAATGTATTGTAGATGACGACGGGATAGGCGGAGGAGTTGTGGATAATACAGGCGTTATCGGATTCGTGAATAATTCAAAGGCAATCAACGACGAAAACTATTTTAACCTACAATGTCAATGCGGGTATAAGTTAGCGGACAAGGTTAACAAAGCGGAGATATATATCAAGGCCGACATTAGCGGGAAGCATAAGGACGAAATGATTGAAGACTTGGAGCAGTTAAAGTCCTATAAAGGCGATAACGATTCTAAGTTAAGGATATTGCCAAAGGAGAAAGTAAAAGAAAACATAGGACGTTCGCCAGATTGGAGGGATCTACTATTAATGAGGGTGTATTTTGATTTAAGACCGAACATCGGTAAATACAGTTTAGCTTGATTCGGAACATTAAAAATCTATAAAATGCCAAAAATCACGGGTATAATACCAAAATATTCAAACGTTCAGAACAAATGACTTGGGAAAACATAACAACAAAACAATTCTACGAACTTCAAAAGGTTAAAGAACTTTATGAGGATGATTTTGACCGTAAGTTAGGTATGCTTGCCGTCGTGACTGACCAAACCTTTGACGACTTGTTAGAGTTAAAGATAAGTGAGATAAACAAACTATCCTCAAAGTTTGAGTTTCTAAACATGGACATCAAGTGCAAGATAACGGGCTGGAAGGATTACAAGTTTACATTAAAGCTATCCGACCTTAAAGCCGATCAGCTTATTGACTTTTTAGAAACCGCAAAGGAAGATGTAACGTTTAAGCTTCATACCATCTTAGCAATACTCGACACAACTAAAAAGGATTCTGCAGAAAAGGAAGCAGACTTACTTAACTGCCCGATAACAATCGTGAAAGGAATATCTGATTTTTTTTTTCGCAAGTACAAGCTATCGCCCCGAATTATCCAAATGTATTCCCTTCAACAAGTGGAGAAGATGAATCAGAAGATATACCAACTCCGGCGACAGGTGGAACATTCCTAACCGACTACTATTGGTTTGTAACATTGGAGTCAATCGCTAAAATACATAACTGTAAGATAAACGACATCTACGAATGGAAGGCATCTGAACTTTTAAATTGGATGGAATATTTGTATAATAAAGCTATATTTGAATCGCACAATGTCAAAGGAAATTGATTTTTTAGAAACGTTTTTCCAAACGGCTATTGATAAGATTGTCGATAATATGTCGGACATGAAAGATAGTAAAGGGCGCAACCGCTTTGCAAGCGGAGTAACTGCGCAAAACGTGGGGCAACCCGATGCAATCAAGGTAACTAAAAACGTTAACAAGTTTATTATTCAAATCTATATGCCTACTTACTACGAGTATATTGATGAAGGTGTAAAAGGTTGGGCAAACGAAAAAAACAATACAGGTAAGTTTAGTTTTAAGAAAGGCGGCAAGCCAATACCAAGACAGGCAATTCTTGATTTCATGATGAATAGGGGCATAGTTCCACGCGACTACAAGTCCTTAAAGAAAACCAAACAAAAGGTAAAGATTAAAGATAAACTAAATCAATTAGCGTACATAATCGGGCGAAGCATTAAGAAAAAAGGAATTGAGGCAGTACCGTTTTATTCATCCGTAATCAACGAAGACTTTTACAAATCACTTGAAACTGACTTTATTGAAGTGTACGGAGATAAGTTACTTAATGACTTAACTTTTATCTTCACAAACAATCAAAAGTAATTTACTTTATTAAGTATGGCTATAACCATACAACAACAACCGAGTGCGAATAGTTATTACGGAGTTGGCAACCCTATTGAATTTCTTTTTAGTTCCACTAATTCAGCAGCCGCCAACTTCAAATTAGATGTTAAACTTTATTACGACCCGTCGGGGACAAATACTTTAATCTATCAAGGCAAGTGCGATGTTTATCCGTCGACGACTCAAGTCTTATTTGATGCTGCGCCTATACTGCGTTCAAAGATACTTGAAGATATTACCAATTTAAGAACGTCAGCAACGGGAGTTAAGAATGAAACAACAAGGCTGCAATATTTTAATTTAAAGGTTCAAGAATACGCCGGTGCAATCCCCGCCTTAACAGGAAGTGTATCGACAAGTAACACTATTAAATTCACCAACGGAGGTTTAAAATATATTAGTTGGGCTAAAGGCGATTGGGCTGATTATATTATAGATTCTGGGCCGGGTGCAAATACATTAACCCAAAGATTATTAACAGCGTTCAATAATGTTATCGAGGTAACAAACGCAGCAGTCTTAGCAGCACCTGCGACTTATATCAAAGGAAACATAAGAAAGGTAACCGCAGCCCAATTACTTCAAATCATGTGGCTATGGCAAGGTATAAGCGGTACGAATAAAAAAGTCGTGATTAATACTTTTAACAGTTCCTTTGCGAGTGTTATTTCAGCAAGCAAGTCACTTGCAAGTGCAACGTCTCCAAGTTCTTTAAACATAGGGACGGCGGCCTTGATTGCAAGCGGTGGGGGTACAAGTGCTTTAGATTCTAATTCGGTTTATATGACTGTAAGCGTAGAGAATAACACCTATCAATTAACAGGAACTTATCTCTATGAAATAGATTGGGCGCCGTGTTCAAGGTTCGATAGTTTTGAAATACATTGGATTAATCGTGCCGGTGGATGGGATTCATTTATATTCGATAAGCGGTCGTTACATACCACAAACATCGAGCGAAAGGAATACAACCCGACGAGTACACCTATTTCGGGAAGTACAATCGTACATAACACATACGACATCACTGGCAAGAATTATGCAGTAGTCACAAAAGAAACCTACAAACTAACATCAAGGTATTTAAGAGAATGGGAACTACAAGGGTTAGAAGATTTACTCACGTCACCTTTGGTTTATTGGAACGATTCGGGATTCATTAACATAGTTATAACTAACCCACAGATCCACGAGCATAAAAAGAATACCGTCGATAAACTTTTCACTACGACATTTGAGTTTGAAATTGATAACCAAGACGTAAGGCAATGATAAAAGTATTAATTAACGGCACGCCTTGTCCTTTAGTAAACAATGATAACATCCTTGTAAGTAAAAAGGTCTTAGACATTCAGAACCCAAGCCAAAGAACCAAGGATGTAACAAAGGCATTTTTGATTCAAGGAACGCCAGCAGTAAATCTTTTATTCAGTCAAATATTTAATGTTAATCAAGACATTCAGAACACGACTACAACTAATTTCACCCCTGACTTTAACCCGAACTTAAAAGCTAACATTAGCGTATTGAATGACAATGCCGTGGTATTAACGGGTTATTGTCAAATGTTGGATATTACAATCACAAGCGAGAATATAATCCAATATTCAATAAATGCTTATGCCGGGATTGGAAACTTCTTTAACGACATCGAAAATAAATTATTAACCGATTTAGATTTAAGCCCGTTTAATCATACAATAAGTAGGGCGAACGTTGTTAGCAGTTGGTCGCCGACATTAGGAACAGGATATGTTTATCCTATGATTGATTACGGATATGATACATCGTATGATAGATGGGTGACCAAGTATTTTAAACCCGCTATATTTGCTAAGGAATATGTAGATGAAATATTTGCAGCCTCAGGGTGGACTTATACTTCTAACTTCTTAACATCAACTTTGTTCAAGTCTTTGATTATACCTTGTAAGAATGAGGAAATACTTTTAGACAATACTGAAATATACGACCGCAGTGCATTGGTAGCACGAACCGGAACAACGTTAACCCAAACCTTAACAGAACATTTATTGTGGTCAACCGCAAGCCCTATCTTATTTAATTCGGATTCAGGAACTATTGGGGCTTATTCTTTACACAACACATCGGGAACAGACATAAACACGGGAACAGGTATATGGACTTGCGATGTGAAAGGAACGTATAAGTTTGGTCATAGTCTTATTATGACTATGACACATAGTATGTCAGGATTCCCAGCTCCGACAAGTTCTAACTATACGGGAACGGTTAAGGTTATGCTGATAAAACAAGTCGGAAGCGATTACTACCCTATGGAGTCCCGACAAATTAATTTTAGGTTTACAAGTTCTGCAACGTCGGGAAGCCAAACGGATGCCTATACATCAGAAAGTTACCAAGCAAATGTTGGCGATAAGTTTTATTTGGTTATTGCAATGGCAAACGTTTACGACAAGTATGGTATTGACCACCCAAGCACAGGCTCAGACATTCAAATAAATATCGCGGTTAATTCTTTGTTTTCTTTAATCCCACAGGCAACGTTATCTTACGGGGATAATTTGCCTATAAGCTCTACTATCCCGACAAACATCTTGCAGACGGATTTTATTCTTTCGCTTTCCAAAATGTTCAACTTAGTGTTTGAGGAAACAGAATATAAGAAACTAAAAATAGAACCCGCCGACGATTACTATGGTGGTGAAATAGTTGACTGGACTGAAAAGTTAGATGTGAACGAATTAACTTTAGTTCCTATGGGTATGTCTACCGCCAAACAGTATAAGTTTACATACGACCAAGACGAGGATTTGCTAAATAAAAAATACACATCGCTAAACCAAAGAACGTACGGGGATTATCTTTATGACGTTGCAAGCGATTTTCTAACCAACACAGTAGAGGTAAAACCAATATTCGCACCTACTTTACTTAGCAGCACCTTGTCAGGCGAAAACGATAGGATTGTTTCAGATATTCGATTAACCGACGAAGTCAATCAGGGTCAATCTAAACTAAGAATATTATATTGGGGAGGTCTTATAAATTGTTATAAATGGAATTTCAGAAACGAACTAAGCGACGCGATCAGCACATCGAACGATTACACTTCCTATCCTTATGCAGGTCACTTAGATAATCCGTTTACACCTACATTAGATATAAATTTTGGAACGCCTTTAAATGTTTACTACGATGCGAATATAGGAGCATCAGGGAATCCAACTTATACGGATAATAATTTATTCAACAAGTATTGGTTGCGCACTATTCGAAGCGTAAGCGATAAGAACTCCAAAGTATTAGAAGGTATTTTTAGACTGCAACTACATGACTTTTACAATATTGACTTTAAGAAACTTTATTTTATTAAGGAGGCTTATTATAGATTGATTGAAGTAATAGACTACGACTTAACAGGGTTAGAACTTGTTAATTGCAGATTCTTAAAAACCGATAAGATTCCCGTTTATGTTCCAAGTTCTAAGGAAGTAAGAGGAGGCAACGAACACTTTGATACGTCGGGAGATGTTCCTAATAAACTACCACCTGTTTTAAAAGACGGGCGAACCCAAAGAAACGATAAGATGTTTGAAGGTTCGCAAGGTTATATAACAGGCATTAACTCAATAAGCAAAGGAACGGCAAACTATATTCCCAATTCGGCGGGCGATTCTTATATATTCGGGTCAAACAATGTCAATCTATTTAACGGGAGAAACTTTATTTTCAATACAGATTCTACGGACGTGTTAAGACCCGGAGCAATATTTAACGGGGCGAGTTTGGAATATAAACAATCGTTTGAAGTCGACGGAGATTTTATGGAGTCGATAGACAACGGGGCGACTACGATTATTTTGCCAGCCCTAAAATCAACAGAGTACTATCAGATTAATAAACTGTTTTTTACGTTTGAGTTTGGTTCGGCTGACTACCTTGTGGATTCAGGAACGGGAATAATAACATTTACAGTTAACTCCTTAACTACCGCAAGCATGGCAAGGGTTGATTGGGAAGGTTCTGGTATTACGGCCGGGACTATATCTAAGGCGACCATCACAGCAAGACAAGAGTTCGGCTATCCGCTAAGAATGTCGGTCGCTGGAAATATTGCAAGCGGCGACACCATAATAACAATTCATATATTTTATAACATCATTAGTTTGTAATGGCAAAGAAATTAAGTTTAGAGGTCGAGATAACGAGAACGGGCGCGGAGAAAAGCGCAAAGTCAATACGTGCTGAATTAAAAGAAGCCAAAGAGGAAGCGATTGCATTAAGTCGAAAGTTTGGGGAGTTTAGCCCGCAAGCTATCGCAGCACAACAAAGGATCGCAAATCTTACAGACGAAATGGGCGACCTAAACCAAGCGGTTCAAGGTTTAAACCCTGACAAATTCGCACGTATGGCAACGCTTACGCAAGGTGTAGTTAGGGGATTCCAAGCCGCAAGCGGAGCAGCCGTTTTGTTTGGCAAGACAGGCGAAGACATAGAAAAGACCATCGCTAAATTACAGGCTACAATGGCTCTTGCCGACGGTATTCAAGGCGTTATTGATGCAAGGAAACAGTTTGTTGCGCTGGGTGTTCAAGTGGCCGGCCCGTTAATAGCGCAGTTTAAGAAGTTTTCAACGGCTGCAAAGGCGGCGTTAATCTCCACAGGATTTGGGGCGTTCTTAGTTGCACTTGGAACGGTTGCTGCGTATTGGGATGACATCAAAGAAGCAGTTAGCGGTGTAAGCAAAGAACAAAAAGAACTAAACAAACAAGTGTCGTTAAACCTAAAAACCGAACAGGGTAAGTTAGATGTAATCGGCGACCAAGACAATACTTTAAAACTTCAAGGCAAAACCGAAAAGCAAATTCTAAATATAAAGATTGCTCAAACCGACGAGGTAATTAAGGCGACCGAGGAACAACTCAAGCAACAAATAGCCTTAACGGATGCCCAAATTAAAGCAGAGGAACGAAACAAGCAAATTTTAAAAGGGTTGTTGAATTTTGTTTCATTGCCTATAACTGCCTTGCTTAGAGGAATAGATGCAATCGGCAAAGCATTGGGTCAAGACTTTAAGCTTTGGGAAGGATTTTCAGAGTTCACATCTAATTTAGTTTTTGACCCAAGCCAAGTAAAAGAGGAAGGCGAAGCGACAAAAAAAGAACTCGAAAAGCAATTAGTAGATTTAAAAAACACCCGCGACGGGTATAAACTAACAATCAAGGAAGGCGACAAGAAAACCGCCGACGATAGAGCAAAAACCGCAGAAGAACAAAGACAAGAGGATTTAAAAAGACAGTTAGAGGAAATTGCTGGATTAGATGTGATTGCTAAGGCCAAAGGCGAAAAGGCAAATCAATTAGTAGATATTGATTTAAAGGTAAAGGAAACTTTAAAGAACAACACTTTGAACGTAAACAAAGAACAGGAAGATTTAGTAAAAGCCGGTGCCGATAAAATAGTAGACATCAATAAAAAGAAGAACGAAAAGTTAACCGCCGACGAGAAGGCTTATCAAGACAGTCTAAGGAGTTTGGCTACAAATGGTTCTATTTCACTTTTGCAAACTATTGATTCACTTCAAAAGACATTTGCGGGCAGTAAGGAAGCGCAGCAAAAGAAATCCTTTGAACTTAGCAAGGCATTTTCAATGGCCGAAACCGCAATTTCAACTTACCAAGCAGCGCAAACCGCTTATCAATCAACCGTACCCGGCCCCGGGTATGTATTACGTGCAAGTGTAAACGCAGGTCTTGCTATCGTTGCTGGGTTTGCACGGGTGGCGGCTATCTCAAAAACTCAATATAATTCTACATCTACAAGCCAACCAACAACCACAGGCAACCCGACAACTACGGGGTTTACATTTATTCCACGGCCAACACAAGGAAGGCAGGAAAGCACTCAGAAAGAACAAAATATCAAAGTTCATGTAGTTGCTAAGGAGATACAAAAAGGTTTAGACCACGATGCGACAATTCAAGCTAAGGCGATTGTAAAGTAAACACTTAAAAATCCATTACTTTATTATGTAATGGATTTACCTATCTTAGAAATGTCTGTCGACGAAAGTCAAGACATCGGGATTAAATGTATGTCACTTGTAAAGTCCCCCGCGATTCAAGTAGGGTGGATTGCGTTTGAAGAAAACCAACTAAAATTTGCAATCGAAAACGAAGCCGAGCAAATAGTGTTTGGCCCTGTTTTAATTCCCGACCAAAAGATTTATCGTAACGACGAAAAGTTTGGTGAGTACTATGTAACGGCAACCGCTAATAGTATTCGTTCTATTCGGGAAAAGTTTTTCAAAAACCAAAACACAACCGCAGTAAACACGAATCATCAAGGCGGGCAAGTTGATGCCTATTTGATGGAATCATTTATTTCCGACGAATTGAAAGGAATCCCAAACCCGAAACCTTTTGACAGTTTGCCGAACGGTACTTGGTATGTAGGCTATAAAATCGAAGACGACGCAATTTGGGACGATGTAAAAAGTGGCAAGTTCTTAGGATTTAGCTTAGAAGGTAATTTCAAATTGGACTACAAAAATGAAGTGGATAATGTTTTAAACGAAATCACTAACATGATAACCAACGGACTTAAAAAACTAAAAAATAAATAAATGGAATTAACATTAATCGAAAAATTGAAAATAGCTAAGGACAAAATAGCCCTTGCATTTTCCGAGTTCAACGCACCCGTTGAACAGACAGTAGACTCTGTTTACACTGGCAAACTAAATACAGGCGAAGACATTAAAGCAAGCCCATCAATAACAGAAGGCGCAACCGTTGTTTTAGTTTCTGCGGAAGGCGAGTTACCACTACCCGACGGAAGTTACACAACTGAGGACGGTTTGTCTTTTACGGTAACAAGCGGAGCGGTTGCAAGTGTAACAACTCCCGAACCAGCCCCGTCGCCAGAAGCGGTTGCAATGTCCGAACAATTAGAAGCATTGAAAGCCGACAACGTGAAACTATCTGAAACTATCGAAGCAAACAAAAAAGCGTTTGACTTGAAGTTTACAGAAATCGAAACCAAACTATCCAAACACATCGAGTATGCAAACGTATTGCAAGAAGTGTTTGTGACCTTATCCGAAACTCCAAGCGTAGAACCAACCCAAGCACCGCAAGGTAGCAATGTACAATTAGGTGCAGCTGATTGGAGAAAAGAGCAACAACTAAAACTAAAACAAGCAAAATTAACAAAATAAAATGGCACTAAGCGTATCAACCCTAACCGACTACATTAATCAGAACTCGACAGAGCTGATTAAAGCACTTCATTACGAAGGCACGTCAGCCAAATATATGACTCCGATGGCTGGTGTTACAAAAGAGGAGGCATTACAATTATTCGCACTTACCGCATACCCACAGGCCGGTGCAGACGGCTGCGACATGGTGGCTTCTGGTTCGGCTGCGTTCACACAAAGAACGATGGTCGTTAAGAAAATCGGCTATCGTGACGAGTTCTGTATGGACGACCTTTTACCAAAGTGGACTCAAATGTTACTCGCACCAGGAGCGGCTTCTGAAGACGAAATCACTACCCAGCTTGGTAATCAAATCAACGACGAGTTGAAGGCGTTAATTACCGAACATCACGAAGTGGCAGATTGGCAAGGTAACACGTCCTCTGGAGATGCTATCTTGAAACAATACGATGGTTTGATTAAGATTATCGACGCTGCATCTGATGAAGTTTTGGCTAACACAACTAATACCGCGCTAGGCTGGACTACAATCACCGCCGGTACAGGTATCACCACTTCAAACGTTATTTCCATTATCAAGGTAATGGTTCGTGCGCAACCAGAAAAGTTAAAGCGTAAATCTGGTAAATATTGTTTCTGCGGAACTGATGTTTTCGACCTTTACGTTCAAGCATTAGAAGCGGCTAACTTCTTCCATTTGGATGCCACAACTGATTTGACAGGCTATGAAATCAGAATCCCCGGCACGAATATTCTTTTGGTTGGTGTTGCTGGACTTACAGGAACTTCCCGTTTGTTCTTAGCGCAAAAATCAAACTTATTTTATGGCTTTGACCTTGTGTCCGACGAAGACGGTATTGTTTGGAAAATGCTTGAAAGCGATAAAATGCGTTATACCGCTAAATTTAAGCGTGGTATGCAAGTGGCTTACCCTTCGGAAGTTGTATCCTTTAAATTAACTTAAAACATGGCTTGTGCATTAACCCAAGGATTCGTAAAAGGTTGTAAGGATTCCACAGGCGGAATTAAAGAGTTCTTCCTTGCAAATCGCCCGACTGACTTCGCGGTTACCAAAAATGCAAGCGGACAGGTAACCTCGTACACAGGAACGGTTGCGTGGTATAAGTATATCCCACGTAAACAAACATCTACGTTTGGAGAATCAATCCAAACGAGCGAAGAAAACGGAACGGTATTTTTTCAGCAAACCGCACAAATAGTCCTTACCAAAATAGAGGTATTAAAGCAGAACGAAATTAAACTCTTAGCGCAAGCGGATTTACTTTTAATTGCCAAAGACCAAAATGGTTTGTATTGGTTGCAAGGTGTTGAGAATGGTGTAAATTTAGCACCGTCGGAGGTCACAGGAGGCAAAGCTTACGGAGATTTAAACGGTTATACGTTGAACTTCGAGGCAATGGAGCCGACTAATATGCCGTCGATTTACTACCCCGCCTTTTCTGGCAACATAACAGGCTAATTTCTATAATCCATATTTAAGACCCCGTGAGAAATTGCGGGGTTTTTTTGTTGTAAACAATTCGAGTTAAATTACTTTATTAGTTAATGGTACTAATCACGCGCGGCGCGACAAATACAATCGACTTAACATTAACCGAAATGGTTACCATTGCTAACCCTTACTATTTGTTTGTATTTGAAAACAAGCAAACAGGCGAGGTTAGCAAATGTTTGTTAACCGATTCAAGCACCTACCCCGAAAGATACAATCGTTTCACTTTAACAGAACCGACTGATGTAACTTTAATTGCGGGCGATTATACCTTAAATGTTTACGAGGTCGCAACAAACACCACAACAATTCCGACTGATGGATGGCTCGAAACGAATATCGTTCGTGTTGCAATCGATCCGTTAACCGCAACCGAGTACACTTCTGATATTACAACTAATCCAATAGTTTATGCCTCAACCGACTAAAAATAAATCAAACTTACATTCGGTTGAATTAAAAGTTTATAACCGTCCTTCTTTTGCGGAGGGTTTTGTAAATGGTAACCGTTGGATTCCAAGAGGCAAGGACAATTTGTTTTTTACCTACTTAACCGACCTTTACAATCAATCAAACACGCACGGGGCGGTTGTAGACGGCAAGGTTAGTTACATGGTCGGACGTGGCTTGTATGTTGATTCAGAGAATGCAAGTTTAATGGACATTGCCAAATGTCAAGCATTTTTAGAACGCCCTAATCCTTACGAAGATTGGCAAAGTATAGACAAGAAAATAATAACTGATTACGAGATTTACAATGCTTATGCCTTTGAATTAATCACTAATAACTTTGGCAAGCCTGTTGAAGTGTATCATTTATCGTGGGATAGATTGGCACGTGATAAAGAGCGGTCGAATTTGTGGCTTTATTCAAATGATTGGGAAACGAAATACTCCACACCAGAAAAAAGACAAAGAAATCTTAACCCTACAATATTAGAACTACCCTTATACGACCCGAATAAAATACAAACACGGTCAGTTTTAGTTCATATCGAACCAACCCCGGGGACAAAAGTTTACCCATTGCCGCCTTATGTAAACGGTATTGAGGCAATCGAAGAAGAAATCGAAATAAGCCAATTTCACCTTAATAACGTAATGAATGGTTTTGTTGGTGGAACTTTAATTAACTTTTTGAACGGCGACCCAGAGGATGACAAAATTAAAAAGGGTATTGAATCCACTTTTAACGAAAAGTTTACAGGGGGTAAGGGCGCAAAAACATTATTCAATT